TATACCTACCAAGCAGGATCAACCACGCCATTAGCAACTTACACAGACATTAATGGTTCAATTGCTAACAGCAATCCTATTGTGTTAGACGCATCAGGGCGTTTGGCTAATGAGGTTTGGTTAACTTATGGCTTTAACTATAAGTTTGTGCTAAAAAATTCAGTAGGAAGCACAATTGGCACATACGATAATATTTATGGAATCATTGGTGTTGCAAGCACAAGCACAGGAACAACAATACCCACTGGAATTATTTCATTGTGGTATGGGTCAATTGGTAGCGTTCCAGTAGGCTGGTATTTGTGTGATGGCGCAAATGGCACACCTGATTTGCGTGACAAATTTGTAATTGCGGCTGGTTCAACATATTCAGTTGGCGCAACTGGTGGTAATTCAAGTATTACTTTAACAACAAATCAAATGCCAAGCCACACCCATGCGGCGACTTCTGTTGTTACTGACCCCGGTCACGTTCATTCATCTGTGGTTGGATTCTTTGGGGTTACTTCAGGCCCTAATGGTTTGGGCATTGGCGCTGGCAATACAGCATCAGCCGTAACAGGAATAACTGTTGCCACAACCAATGCAACAGCAGGATCGGGCGCATCGGTCAACATTTTGAATCCATATTACGCGCTGGCGTATGTAATGAAAAGCTGATCATGGAAATTGATCCAGTTAAATACGGCGTTCTTTGGCAAAAGGTTCAAGACTATGAGCGCAGATTTGATCAAATGGAAACCAAGATTGATAAATTGGAATTGTCCATTGAAAAGCTGGTAGCACTGGCAAATCAAGGGCGCGGAGGCCTTTGGGTGGGTATGGCGCTAGTCTCTGCTTTATCGTCTGCTGTGGGCTATCTAAGCCATTGGATGGGCAAAAATTGATCCAATATCCATACTCTTTGCCGCAAATGCTTGTGTCGCCGCCATCAAGGAAGGTTGTGAGTTATACAAGCAAGCTAAAACATCTTTCATGGAGGTCAAGGCAACGGTTGACGAGGTTGTTGGAATTGGTAAGGAAGTTCAAGGATTTTGGGCAAAACTTTTTGGAACAAAAACAACCACGCCCAAGCCTGTGGCGAAAAAGAAGGAAGCCTACATTGCCGTTGACGAAACCAAAGTCATGGCAGACATTGTTACGCAACTTACCCAATTTTTCAAATTACAAGAACAGCTTGCAACGCACATAAGGGAAGAAGAAGAAAAGAGTAAGACCGTTTACGATCCTGACGCTAACCTGATGGAAGCCGCCTTAAAACGAGTAATGGCACAAGATCAAATGGCAGCGTTGGAGGTGACAATTAGGGAAACTATGGTCTATCAGTCTCCACCCGAAATGGGGGCAATGTATTCCAAGGTTTTTGAAATGCGAGATGTAATTAAGGCAGAGCAGGACAAAGCAAGGAAAAAGCGGGATGATGACTCATGGCAACGCAAGGAAAGGGAACGCCTTACAAGCGAAAAGCAAGCATACCTACTAGCGACTTTTCTTTTCCTCCTTTATATGTGGCTACTCCTGAGCCTCTTAAACAAGATTGGGAAAGTGTGATGGGATGGATAGCGGCTTGTTTACTTGTAGTTTTGTTGTTGCCATTTTTGGGTATGCTGTATATAGATGTGCTGCAAACCAAGCATGAGGCCAAGGTGCAGTTAGAAAAATTGGAAAAATTACGCAGAGAAATTGAAAGGGAAAAACGTGACAAAAAGCCTGATACCTTTGCTGATAACCCTGTGTTTGATCGGGTGCGAAGATCGTTTTCGTTACCCTTGCCAAAATCCAACAAATTGGAATAATACTGAATGCAAGCCGCCAATTTGCACAGCATCAGGAACTTGCCCTGAACTCTTAGTTAAACCTGAACTGGAGAAAAAGTAATGCCTACCATTCAATATAAACCCACTAATCGCCTTACTTCTGACGAGATTGAAGTCAGAGTATGGGCATTCGTTATTGTGGTCTTGGTGATCATTCTGTTGGCTTCTATGGGTATGTTTCTTTATTCAGTTTCTTTTGTTACCCAACCAATGAATGGCAGTATGGCAGCAATTGATAAGGTCTACACACAGCAGATCAGCACCATCATGGTTTTTATTACTGGTGTTTTGGGTGGTGTAGCTGGTAGGTCAGGCGTTAAGGCAATAGCCAATGCAAGCGCCAAGGCTGAAGCAATTGACAATGATGAGTTACCAAAACCATGAGTTTGCTAAACCCTTGGGTAATACTTGCCTTAATTTGCTCATTTTTGGGCGTTGGTGCGGTAGCGTACACAAAAGGCCAAGATGATGAGCATGAACGCCAGCAGCTTGAAATTGCCGCCCTAAATGTTAAGGCGAGGGAAACTGAACAGCGCATGGGTGAAGTTGCCCAAACATATGCACAAACTTTAAGGAAAGCTAACAATGTTGCAAAAGTTAAAGAAGATAAGTTGCGTAGTGATATTGCCACTGGTCAGCGCAAGCTGTTCATTCCTGTCAAAGCCGCCGAGTGCGCCGTACCAACCGCCGATAATCCCACCGTTGCCAGTGGAGGTACAGAAACAAGAGCCGAACTTGACCCAAGAATTGCTCAATCTCTTATCGATCTCACCAGCCGTGGTGACCAAGCCATCCGAAACCTTACAACCTGTTATGACCAATATGAACAAATGAGGAACATGAAATGAACTTATCACCAAACTTTACACTTGAAGAATTAACCCACACAGATCACCGTGAGCATGACAACACGCCTAATGATGCGGAAATGGCAAATCTTGTTCGCCTTGCTGGATTTTTGGAAGATGTAAAAGTGGTGCTGGGTGGCAAGCCCATTATTGTGAATAGTGCGTTTAGGTCAAAAGCCGTAAATGATGCAGTGGGTTCAAGCGACAAATCACAACATCGGCGTGGGTGCGCGGCAGATATTCGTGTGCCCGGCATGACCCCTAATGAGGTGGTTAGTGCCATCATTGCCGCTGGCCTGCCTTACGATCAAGTCATCCGCGAGTTTGACCGCTGGACGCACGTTTCAATTCCAAACCATGAAGATATTGAACCTAGATCAATGGCATTGATCATTGACAAACAAGGCACAAGGGCATACGCCTAATCTTTGTCAACATCTTGGAGGTTCGCTAGTAACACGGCTAACAATACTAGCGTACCTACACCAATCACAGCGCCCAAAAAAATGGCAATAATTGTGGCAATCATTAAGACTCCTGTTGTTTTCCCCATTTTCTACACAATTTTTTAACTGTTTCAGTCTGTTCCTTTTTTTTGCACACTTCACTCTTTGATGCTTCCTTTGCCTTGACTTGAAGCTGCCAAGGCGTAAGGCGCTGGGGTGTATCGGGGAACAAGCCATGCCAGCCTGATACCCCCATGAATGCGCTAATCATGATTCGATCAATCATATTAATTCCCTCTGCATTGGCGTTATTTTCCATTCGCGTTCCATACGCCCTGACTTGGATTTGACAACCTGACCTGTCAAACTAATTTCACCATTGCGTTCTAGTTCGTGCAACCGCCTAGCAACTTGCATGGACTCAAGCCCTGTCATGGCGGCAATACCATCTTTACCCAGTGCGCCGTTCTTGGTCAAGCAATCCACAATGATTTGTGCGTGGCGTTGGGCAAGGTCTTTTGCAGACCCTGCCGCCTGCCAACTGGTCAAAGGGTCGGTGTTTCTGACTCTTGGATGCAGCATGGCTATTCCTTAAAAGGGTATGTCGCTAGGCATATCGTCAAAGCCGCTTTTATAGGCTTTAGGCGTTTCTTTTTCTTCAATGTCATAGCAGTTAGCCCAGCCACCCCAACCGCCATCAACTATGGGCATTGAATCAATTTTGATTTTTAGGTTTTCGTTATCGTCTAAAAACACTGATCCAATGGTTTGGTAGCGTTTCTTTTCTTGACCATCACGAGTTTTGTATGTGCCAGTGATAACAACAATATTTTTAAATTTTTTCATTTCAGTCTTTCAGTTTGTTAAGTTTTTGAATTTTGTCTTGCACATCCATTAAGAAGTTGATGACTTCTTTTTCTAGTTGGGCAACATACATTGGGTCAAATTCAACCCTTTTGATAAACAGTTGTAAGCCATCTGCCATGCGTGGGTCAAAACTCACAAAGTCACACCATTGGCGCATGGTAGAAGCCATTTGCCATTGCATTTGCGTGTTGTACTTTTCAGGCACTTTTTGATCAAGCAAGGTCTGAATATGGGTTGCGGTGTTGGGGCATTTAATCTCCACCAATCCAAAGTCCCCCACCAAGCCATCAGGTGAAGCGCCAGCATCTTCAATTAATGGGTGGACTACAAACCCCACTTCTTGCACCAAAAAATCTTTGGCTAACTCATACGCTGCCCTTGCATAAGGTTCTTGTTCAGTACCCCAAGCCATTGCCGCATTGCTGTATGACTCTGCGGGTTTGCCTGTCATGCGTTCACACACAATTTGGGCAAGGTAGTTTTCCCTGCTGGCGCTTGGCCCTGTCTTGGTCTTGGCAATAATGTCTGCCACCCTGCTGGCGGTTACCTTGCCGCATCTAGCAGCAAACCATTCACTTGTTCCCTGTTCCATCTTTAATCTCCAATGTTTCTAATAAAAGGGCATAAGTAGCCAATTCGATTTGGCTTGCGGCTTTGTAGGCACGTTTACGCAAATCAGCGGTGCGGTCAAATTCCTCCATATCTTTAACCGCCCTTTCTAAATGCCATTGGGTTAGTTCCTCCAAGGCGCGTTTTGCCATG